GACAACAACACACACCCCCGCGGGGGGAGGGGGCGGAAAAACCCCCCCCCCCCCCTCTCCAGCCGACTTCCTTCACCAGCTTCGCATAGGCAGCCGATTCGATAGCGAAGGCACAGACGAAGAATATATGGTGCGTTTCGCTCACCGCTTACAGGAACTCGAGGGCTACCTTGTTTCCACAGACAGCCCCGATGCCTTCCTTGCCGACCTAATCAACAACGGCTTCGTGACCGTTGAAAAATAAAACACGATGCTCGTTTCTTTGTAGCCGTAGCAGTTTCCGAACTGTTACGGCTTTTTTTATGTCAAATATTGAGAAAAAATAAACTTTCTTCGAAAATAATTTGAAAAACGCTTGCAGGTATCAAATAATCTTTGTATCTTTGCAGTGTACAATTAAAGAAGGTGAGACACACCGTAAAAACTGTAAACAATATGACAACTTCTAAGATTAACACAAAGGGTTTTGATGTAGTTTTCAACGATGATTGCGATAGCAATTGCAAAGGCTTTAACGAGAGCTACGAAAGCTGTCTTGAGTACATCAAAACTTACAACGGAACCAACGAGAGTTATTTTTCAGATTATAAAGGTGGTGTTGTAAGCATCGTAAATAACGATACTGAAGAGTACGTATATAGCGAGAACATCAAGTAAGCTTCAAAAAATTAAAAAAGATTATAAACCTAAACGCTGCGCTATCGGCATGACGGGCAAAGATTATGAAGAATATTTCAGAATTAGCAAACCAGAACAATCTTTCAGTAATTAACATCGGTACTTCATTTGGTCTTAAAGAAGGCGAAGCCGTAGTTGGTTTTACCTCTTTCCAAGAGGCAGTTGACTTCGCTGAGAAAAACAACATGAAGGTTGCAACCTTCAAGAATGAGGGTGAAACCTCTTCAATATATACCCTCTTTGACGAAAGCCCACGTGCAGGCTTTGATGTCCTCGGTAACTACGAAGATTTCACTAAGTTCTTCAAGGGAGACGCTGAGAACTTCCAAGAGATCGACATAGATGAGACTTTGGAAAACTCTGACTTCACAGAGAATGAGCGAGAGGAGTTCTTGAAGGATATGAATATTATTAAGGATCGTATCGAGAACCTCGCTGAAGACGAGTTTATCTTCCTCGACAATAGCGGTTACAGCGAACCTATGAAAAAAGAAGATACCTCTGTATTACAGGATGGTAATCTCTATGTTATCGGTGTTTACTAAAATGGGTAAATTTATAATTCAAAAGAGTAGCACTCAGCCTAAGGGCTGGGTGCTAACCGATACCGAGAACAAGGTCGTAATCACATTCCAAGATGGACAGTTTAATGAGAGTCAGAAGGTGACTCTCTTAGAAGATAGTACGGCTACAGCGGAAGAACTCGCTCACATCGTGGGTGCGATGGGAGAATGGGCTGCTCGACATCACGGAAGCAAGTGTTTCAATCATGTATACGGATACGAGACGAGCGAGGATGAATCGAAGACGTATCTGTATCGCAGAAAGTTTCCTCGCTGGAGATTAGAACTTCAAGAGGATAGAGTAACAGCAGAGAGTCTTGCTTCTTCATTGCGCAAGGCTGCTGAATTTTTAATTAAAGGTAATAGGAATGAGCGATAATAGAGGTGGCGCACGTCCTAATTCTGGACGTAAATATTTAGGCAAGGTTCCGCTCAGCTCACGAGTAAGCGAACAAGCAAAGGAACGATTAACGCAATTAGCAGTTAAAAGTGGTGTAACCATTTCCGAGATGCTCGAAGTGGTTATCAATAGTTATCAATTTCGTTAAGTCACGAAAATGTTTAGTAGAGGTTTTCATTGACCTTTTTGCCATGGTGATATAAGTTCATCATGGCTTTTTAAATGTTAAATATTCAATCTTACTACGATTTTTTATAGTAAATATTTGCATACTACAAATATTTATAGTACCTTTGTATTGTCAAAAAAATAATGAGAATATGAAACAGAAAACAGAAAAGATGGAGGTCACACCCGAAGAACGGGAACTCCTCGAAAGAATGAGAAATTACAACAAATCTTATCCAAATGGCTATCCACAACTCCTTTGGGATTTACAGGAACTCTTCGACAAAATGGTCCGACAGCCATACGAATAAAGCTAAAGACCTCTCCCTTACGAGGGAGAGGCACAATAAAAGTAAAACTCTAAAAAAAGCAACAATGGAAACAGTTATGACAAACCCAGTAGTAGTTACTGATATGAAAAGAAAAGTACAAGACATCTTAATGTCAGTTTCATGGCGTGATTTTGCCAATACCTACTTTCAGAAATCTTCCTCTTGGTTTTACCACAAAATGGATGGCATTGACGGCAACGGAGGTGCAGGCGGTTTCAACCAACAGGAGACCGAGCAGATGCGAGGCGCACTTATCGACCTATCCAACCGCATCCGTCGTGCAGCAGAAAATATTTAGGCGAGGTTCTCATTGACCTTAAGACAAAAGTCACTCATCGCCTATGGGTGCATATTAGCCTCTCGCAATGCGAGGGGCTTTTTCTTTTCGTTTTTATTGCGTTTCTATTCGTTTTTTGTACCTTTGCAACTAATATTAACTAAAAGCTATCAAATATATGAAAAAATTGTTTTTTACATGTATCTTACTTGTTAGTACGATCATGTGTTTCGCACAGAAGCCTTTGATGTTTACAAAGGTAATTCAGAAGGATGGGTTAACCGCTCAACAGTTGTATGATGTTACTAAGAATTGGTTTGTGCGTACCTATGTTGATTCACGAGCTGTATTGAAAGATGAGAACCCAGGTAAAGAATTGACAGGTAATGGAAACATTCCATTCAATACAAATATGATATTCTCAAGTCTTGAGGGTCACATCAAGTATCTAATAGATGTTCAATTCAAAGATGGAAGGTTGAAACTTACTTTAAGTGACTTCCGTCACGACCCTATTCGCAAAGCTATGTACGACAATAATCTTGGAGTTCTTGTTGATTCCCTTCCAAAGGATTTAAAAGAGATAGGTATAGAAGGTGCAAATAGGAAGGCTGGATACAAGTATTTCTTCAAGAATGGAAAGCCCCTTTGTGAAAGCCTCTTTGAGAGAATTTCAACCAGTCTTGAAAAGTTTGTCGATAAACGTGAAGTAGAAACTAAAGACGAATGGTAATTTTTGCGTTACGCAAAAAATAATCGCGTTTTTGTTTGGCAGTTACAAAAAGACTCCTTATCTTTGTAACCGTCAAAACAAAGTGTAGAAATACGCAACAGAAGGGCGAGAAGATATCAAGCCCCGAACTTATTTATTTCGATGGGCTATTTTTTATGCCCATATTACAGCCTCGCTGTAAAGAAGATATGGCGGATGCCTCCCAGTGAAATTGCCCTTCGGTGCGAAATCGCTTTGTTTTGACGAACGGGAAGAGCATCCGCTTTTTTCGTATCCGTACCCAGCGGTTCTGGGAAATGTCAAAACAAAGCGTAATATGCAACAAGTAATCGAATTCGAGAACTCTGCGAAACAGCAGCCTATCGACGTACGTGCTACGATACAGCGCAAAATCAAGTCTCTTAATCTTTGGCTCGACTCAAAAAGCGAGTTCTACAGCCGTATCTGCGAGTTCTCAGTTACCCGTCGTTTGGTAATTCGAGTTAACCTTGTATCTTTGTGCGTGATTGTGGCAGCTGTTGCCATCGAGCAGCAGCCTATTACATCTGTAGTTTCAACTCTCTGTGCAGGCTACTTAGTTTATCGTATGAACAAATCAGAAAAGAAACAGAAAGGAGGCAAGGCATGATATTCATTTATGATTATTTCAAGGCACATTCTACCCCGAAGTACCTTGAGCCTGTTGCCGTGTGTATGGAACAACGCTACCAAGCTCTTATGGCTGACGAATCTACGCTGAAGACGTTTATTAAAGAACTTAAATCAGAACTGGATGCCATTCCAAAGGCAAAGGGAAGGTATAAACTCGAAGTTGATAAAGGCTATATTCATATCATTACTGTTCACGAATTCTCAGAAGCCGTTATACGTCTTCAATATAAAGAAGTGCTTTCTTTGGAAGGTTTTAGCGAGGAACTCAGTAAGAACCTTAATGAAGTGACAGAGAAAGGAGGTGAGAAATGATATTCTTTGATTATAGTATTATCGATTATTCAATCCCAAAAGAGCTTGCACCGCTTGCTGACTGTATGAGGGAACACCAAGGAGTTCTTGTAGCGGACAAAAAAGCATTCAACAAGGTTGTTGAAGAACTGGAGGAAAAATTTTGTGCTATCCCAAAGGCTGAAGAAAAATTCCTTTTCAAAGTTAGCGAAGGTCCTCTCGGAGTTATCTCTGTTCATAGAAACAACATAATGAGAAGGTGTATGTTGCGCCTCTATTTCACACCAGTACGTGGTATGTTTGGCTTCGATTCTTCTCAAGAGTCTATTCAGTCTGTACCAGACGATGGCGACGAATATTATTCTTTGCCTGATCATATTAAAAGTAGTGTTCAGAAAGGGGGTGAGAAATGAAGATCATAACCGACCCAGCTGTTTATGATTACCATGCTGAAAAAGGCTTATTCATACCGTTAGATGACTTCTGTTCAACACCAGGCTTGATAAAGTCTTTAAGAGATAATGTTAAGCGTCAACTCACTAAGGCGACATCTTATCTCGAATATTATAGAGGTATTCATGAGGCAGGCGAAGCTTCTTCTCGTCAACAAACAGCTATGGATAGTTGGGAAGAGCGTGTGAACAATCTTAAGAGTTCTTATAAAACTCTGTCTGAAGTAAAGAAAATAATTGATTTAAAATGAAATACAAAATGAAAGCGTCTATCGTTAATCTCGACGAACAAACAACTGAGACCCTTCGAGCAATGCTCGACCCTGGTTATATCTCTGAGCGCACAGAACGCTTAGAAGCCATCGAGGGTTTTCTTATTGATCAATGGAGGGATGCTGGCAATATAAAGTCTGACACCGTTCTCACATTCCTCGACACTCTACGCTCACTGCGTAGGGATCTCAACTCATTTCTCACCTCGGTTGACCCACACGGAGATACCGATAATCAAAAACTATAAAACCTTAAGACAATGACAACGAAGAAAGAAAACGACGAGCAGCCTATAACAGACATTAGTATATACATAGCTGCTTTATCAGCGACATATCGTCCAGCGTCGACACCAGCAGAAACAACTCACTTCTTCTCTACCCCCGAGGTAATAGATGCTATTCGCAATTTAGACCCTTCTGCTAAGGTGTGTGCAGAGCAAATAACCACAGCTCTTCTCAATGCAGGATATAAGTTCTGCAATCGACCTGGTGCGCAAGGGTTGGAATTCAAATGGATGTTCCGTGAAATATAAGTCTTTATAGTTATAGTTGTATTTTAAGTTATGGTTTTTGAGGGCAGTACGTCGTGAGACGTGCTGCTCTCGCTTTTTTGTCCTTTTCCCATTATTTTTCTCGTGTTATCTTTGTGTCATGATAACAGATCAATTCGTAAAGGATGAGTTCGTCTCTGAGATTCTTCGTCGTGATATCGGCATCATCTATAAGACGCAGGAAGAAGTTGCTAATCGCTACTTCAAGGAGCACACTGGAACTCTTCGAGACTTCTTATCTCGTCGTGCTTTCTCTCTTCAAGAATCGAACGGAAAGTTCACCCTTTATATCGGGGTTCTTTCTTATCTACGTTTCCTCGATATGCAATACCGCATTAACTATGCAGGCTTAAACAGTAAGCGAGCCAAGAAGCAGCGTGCTAAGTATGCTGTTTATAATAGAGTTGTATGGGGTGTTTTGTACAACGAAACTTTCCCTGATATTCAAGCAGGATTTACAAATGAAGTTCGTGCTGCTTGGCGAAAGAAAATGGAGGATGCACTTTCAAATCACATATTACCCACAGATAATCAATAGATATGAGCAAAATCAAAGAAGACCACGTTGCCTTGGTTATCGATGCTAAAACAGACAAGGCACAGCAGGAATTACGACAGCTTGAGCGTGCTACGCAGGACCTTAGTAAGGAAATGAAGGCTCGACAGAATCGAATGCTCGACCTCGAGGCAGCAGGTAAGAAAGAGACCGCTGAGTACAAACGCTTACAAGCAGAGGTGAAGAATTATAGTAATCAGATTGCTGATAATAATAAGAAACTGCGTGAACTTCGCTCTGCAATGGATGTCAATGCTATGACGATGTCACAGCTCAAGAAACATGCCAAGGAACTTCAGGCAGCACTGAATAATACTTCAAAGGCAGCGAATCCTAAAGAGTATGAGCACTTAGCGTCACAGCTTCGTAGCGTGAATGGACGTATATCAGAATTACGTCGTGATGCTTCTGGACTGACTGATTCTATGGGGAAACAGTCGTCTGGAATCATGGGCAAGTTTGAAGGTATGTTCTCATCTATCTCTGGTGGTTGGACAAAGCTCGTTGGTGTGGCTACCGCTGCTGTTGCTTCTATCTCTGCCGTGATAGAAGGAGCAAAGTGGTGGTATAATTACAATGTAGAGATTGAAGAGGCGCAGCGTCTGACACGTGAGTTCTTTAACATACAAGGTGACGAACTCGTCCACACACAGAGTCAGATATCAGCACTCGCTTCACAGATGGGTAAAGACTACAAGGAGGTTCTCGGTACAGTTGAATCTCTCACCAATCAATACGGTATATCTACGACTGAGGCTATTAATGCTATTAAGGACGGATTGCAGGCTGGTGCTGACCTTAACGGAACATTCCTCAGTCAGATTCAACAGTATGGACCAGCCTTTAGTGACGCTGGAGGTGCTGTTAATGACCTTGTAGCCAGTATCACACAGACACGCTCAGGTATATTCAATGAGGCAGGTATGGGTTTAATACAGACCGCTACAAACCGTATTCGTACTATGTCTTCAGCTACACAGAGCGCACTTAATTCTATCGGTATCTCAAGCAAGCAACTCGAAGCTGACCTTATATCAGGAAAGACCAGTATCTTAGAGGCTATTAAGATGATTTCAGGTAAGATTAAGGAGCTGCCTGAAAACTCTATGCAGGTGGGTCAAGTCATGAAGGCGGTCTTTGGCAAAACAGCGAGCAACGAGGGTATGAAACTCGTGAAGACCTTAGCAGATATGTCTACTAATATGGAGGAGCTGAAAGGCGTAACAGGCGAATACGGAGAACTCCAGCGTGAAGAGGTCGACGCACAAGCAGAACTTAACGAGAAGATGTCTAAGTTCTTCGGTCTTGGCGAACATGGCTTTGATGAACTTACAATGAAAGCTAAGATATTCGGAGTTAAAGCCTTGTCTAAGATTATCGACTACACAGTTAAAATCATTAACTACTTCATTGATTTATATAATGAATCTAAGGTGTTTCGTGCAGGCATTGAACACATTAAAAACAACTTCAAGAGTACATGGGAGGTATTCAAGTTTGGAGTTTATCTCGTAATTGATGGCTTCAAAGGTATGGGTCGAATGGCAAAGGCTTGGGCAAAGGTTATTGAAGGTGCTTTTTCGTTTGACGTCGATAAAATTACAACAGGTATCAAGGGACTTTGGGATGCCTACAAAGACACGTGGGTAGAAATTGGTAATGATGCCAAGAAGATGGCTGCAAATGTTCGTGACAATTTTATTGAAGCGATAAAAAACACTGGAAGCAATAAGAAGGTCGCTCATCTTTCAGTCGATGTAACACCCGATGTAAAAAATCATGCTGCAAATAAAAGTGGTTCTGGCGGAGGCAAAAGCACCATTGAAAATGGAATCAAAGATTCTAAAAAGAAAACTAAAACAAAAAAGGATAAAACCAAGAAGGGTCCAGACCCTGATGAAGTAGCAGCTAAACTTTTTTCTCATGATCGTGCTCAAGATATCGATGTTGAAAAGCGAAGTTATGATAAGAGTCTGAATGCCCTGAAAGAAGCTCTTGCGAAAAAGAGTCTTACGCAAGAGCAATACAGCGCATACGTAGCTGCTCTCAATATTCAGCATCAGAACAAACTTCTCGACATAGAGAAGGCATATTTGCAACGCTCTGAGAACTTAGTCTTCAAGGACGCTGCGAAAAAGAAAGCATTGCAGGAAGGTCAAGCTAAGGCTGTCGCTGATCAGCAGCAGGCAGCGAATACCGCTTATATCGAGGCTGAAAAAGAATACTACGAATCTCTTGAGAAGATTCAGGAGTCCGCACCTGCTAAACCACAGACGCTTAAAGAAGAATGTGATGCAAAGCTGCTCCTCTTGGATGGATATTACCAGGCTTCCTTGCAACGAGCAAAAGAGAATGGCGAACGTGAGAAGGAAGTTACAAAGGCTTACGAAGCTGCTAAAGCTGCTATCATCGTAGATTATGCGAAGAAAGCAGAGGAACAAAAGGCACAAGCACGACAGGAGTATGGGCTTGACACATTCGAAGACCAGTATGCCGCACGTCGCAAGAAGATAGAAGATGATAGTGTACTCAATGAGCAAGAACGCCAGCAGGCTCTTACTCTTCTTGATCAGCAGGCAGAAGAACACCGCCTTCAGATACGTCAGCAGTATGGTCTTGCTTCACAACAGGAACTCTATAATGCAGAGTTGGACCAGTTGAAGATGCACCTTCAGAATAAAGAGATATCTGAAGAAGAATATGAAGAGGCAGTGAAGAATATGAAGATTGCCAAGATGAAGGAGGCATTCGATTTTTACTCTAACCTCTCCAGTGGAGCTGTTCAGGCACTACAGCAAGCAGAGGAAGCGAACGTTGATGCGAAGTATGATGCGGAGATTGAAGCAGCAAAGAAAGCTGGTAAAGATACTACGGAGCTTGAGAAGAAGAAGGCTAATGAGAAGCTGAAGATACAGAAGAAATATGCGGATGTTAACTTCGCTATTCAAGCAGCGCAGATCATCGCATCAACTGCTTCTGCAATTGCTAAGACATTCTCTGAATTGGGTTTCCCTGCTGGTATTCCTGCTGCTGCCTTGATGGGTATCACGGGTGCAGCACAGCTTGCAGCTGCTCTTGCAGAGCGCAATAAGGTGAAGCGAATGACGCTAAGCGGAGCAGGTGGTTCTGCCTCTGCTTCAGGTGCACGTGTCGCAACAGGTCTTGAGTCTGGTGGTAGTATCGATGTAGAGCGCAAGCAGGATGGCAAAATGTTCCGTGCGGACTACGTCCCTGACAGACGTGGATTTATCGACAAACCAACCGTCCTCGTCGGAGAAGGTGGTTATGGTCACAGCAAGGAGTGGGTGGCTTCAAATGCAGCCGTCGAGAATCCTACCGTTGCACCATTCATTGATATCATCGACCGTGCGCAGCGTGCAGGAACTATCCGCACACTCGACATGAATAAGTTTCTTGTTCAGCAGGCACAAGGTCGTGCCTCTGGTGGATATGTCACACCAACAGTTAATGACGTGCGTGGTGTGGTTAAAGACTCCTACAAGGATACACTCATCGAGCGATTAACTGATGTGCTTGATCGATTGTCTGTAGACGGCATTCCTGCATCAGTCTCTCTTAATGAGATAGAACAGAAGCAGCAGCTACAAGACAAGGCACGAAGATTCGGAAGTAAATAGACTTAACACCTTACATAGTAATGAAGATAACTAACATAGAGAAGGGCGAAGACTACAACCTCAAGCCCGACACACAGATCCAGGTTGAACGAACCAATCCATTCTTCAATGATTACGGAGAACAGACGACACCGCTCGAGTTGCCTTCGTCAGAACGTAATCGCAGGATACTCGGTTTCCCTGACTCGTTCGGTCGACGTGTGAAGATGACTGCTACAGATGTCGCGATACAAGATGGTGAGTACTTCGCTCAATGTAGACAGGTGGTGCTGTCTGCTCAATACAAGGGTGGAATATCAACCTCCTTCTACATTAACGATGGCTCCTTCTATTCAAGGATTCAGAAGGTAAAGTTGAAGGATGTCTTCAAAGGCGAATTCATACCAGGAGTGAACACTGTAGAAGAAGGGATTAATTTTTGTCGTAATCTTCGCAATAACTCTAATGAGCATTACGGCATCTTTCCAGTGCTTTTCACGGATGATTCTGGACAAAAGGAAGGTCTTAATTATAAAGTGTTAAATGGGTTTGGTAAGGAAAAGGTGTTGAGATACGACAAGATCTACGACTTCCTTCCAGAGGTACCTTCAGTTAAATCGTTTCACCCCGATATGAGCGGTGAGGATTGTGACTTCTATAATGCAGTACAGCGCACAGAGTATGTCAACGACGTACCTATTACGCTCGCACCTGGATATTATATGTCGCCATTCATCCGTGCGAACTATCTTCTGAAGCGTGTCTTCGCTTACTTTGGGTATGATCTGCAAGAGAACTTCTTTACTCGCACAGAACCATTCAATAAGATGGTAGTCGTAAACAACGTTATGGACGTCTTAGTGAATGGAAAGATAAAGGTCGCTGACCTTGTTCCTGATATTACTTGTGCAGATTTTATCTCTGTCTTTCGTAAGAAGTTCTGCTGTGAGTTCACCTCTGATGAAGGTAAGCGCATTGCAGATATCATCTTCTTGCGTGATGCGCTGAATGAAACTCCGAATACCGACCTTACCCATTGCGTAACCCAAGAACCTACACTCTCTTATAAGTCAGAGAACGACTATAAGCGTGTTACACTCTCAGCGGAGGAGAAGGTTGACTCAGAAATCTCAGACTCCTACGACGATATAGATAGCTTAGTAAAGGCGAACCCGAACGCTTACTTCGACCCTATCGATGGGGCTATCTATAAGACAGGATGGTCTGGTGACTTCCAAGTGACGGTGAAGATAGGCGAAGCTTCACAAGACTACAACACGGGAGAAACTCTTGAAGCAAAAGAGATAAAGGTTCCTGAACTTATACCAGAGTTACGAATGCTTAGTTATAAGGCAACTATCAAGGAGGAAGACTTCACCTATGATATGGGTAAGTTCCTCTACGTAGGTTCATACATGTCACTCAACTCGAAGATGGTTGTTGCGACAGAACCAAAGGAGAATACCTCGGAATCTGCCAACAAACAAAAGACGATACTCGCCTTCAGTTATCTTTCAGACGGTCGTCCAGCAGGAACTATCTCTGCTTACGATGTGAATGCACCTTCACATCCTCGCATCTTCGATTACGCTTTGCATTACAATGGTCCACAAGGCATCTTCGAAAAGTTCTACCGTGAATATGACTTGCTGCTGCGCAATTCACTTCACGATATGAAGGTGAAACTGCTACTCTCTCAGTCGCAGAAGCAGAACCTATCCTCTTATGCTAAGGTTGTTATTCGTGGTGTGCCGTTCTTTTTCAACAAACTCAAGTTCACACTTGGAGGAAAGAATGAGCCTGTAGAGTCAGAGCTGTACACGGTATCGCTTATGCAGCCTACCATTACTGCTCCTACTATCAATGAACAACTCAAGGCTATGGATGTGAAGTATAAGTGGGTTGGAAAAGAGAAACGAACATCTGTCAGCTGGGAAGAATACAAAGCAGCTGATCGAGAACGAAACAAGACCTTCGTGACGGTCTACCCTCCTCTACCTTCAGCTGAGTTTGTTGGTGTGCAATATGGTAAGCAGCGTTCATATACTGAGCGTATAACTCGAAAAGGTGGCTGGTTCAGACACGGAGAGTACGAATACACTCGGACGGAGGTTTGGTTGGAGTGCGTACCTATTTAATTGGGTCTTAAACCTGTCCTTTATCATCTCCAATATATATGGTAATTTTGTGTTAAACAATTCGCACATGGATATTATTCTTAAACCTGATTCGCTCAGCCTGACGGGCTCGATGAATCACTTTATTATATCAAGCACGCAAGAGGTTACATTCATTCTGAAGTATGCAGACTCGAATGAAATCATTGTGCAGCACACTTATACACCTAACAAGGCTAAGCGCATAGAGATAGACTTGGAGAATATCGTCACTCCGCTGTTGTCTTTTCAGCTCCAGGAGTCGACTACAATTTATCGTCAACCGAATATTGCTCGTGAGTTCCTTGTTAATCTCATCGAAGATAAGACAGCTGCACAAGAGTCTTGGCAATTCACCGTACTCCGTGCTGGTATTGACAATTTCGCTGACACCGCTTCAGATTGGTTGAAGCGTAACTTCTTGACGTGGCAACCTACTGTAAAACCTGTGACCTATTACACGCCAGAGTTTCTTAGTTACTACGCTGTCGAGGATTGCGTAGCTAAGTGTCGTGCGTATATAGAAGAGAACGGTAGCTATGTTCAGACAGACATCGAACTCGGCAACCTCTCTCACGGTAAGGTGTGGACGATGCCGATGCAATATGGCGTCATTGCTGGTAAGTTAGGCAAGATGCCAAGCTACTATGACGTATGGATAGAAGATGCTGCTGGAACTCGACTCACCTACATTCAGCGATACTATGCTTCAGATATTCGAAGTGAGGAAGAACAGTGGGTACTCTTCGAAAACTCACTCGGTGGTATCGACACCTTCCGTGCGTATGGTGATGCAGAGAACACTGCGAAACATACGCACAATGTAGCTGAGATTGAGAATGACTCGGAGGAATATCGTGTCGATACAGTCAGAGAGTACAAAAAGAATACAGGCTTCCTATCTAAGGAAGATCGTAAATGGTTGCTCGATTTCTTCCCTTCTTTGGGTAAATTCCTCTACACAGGCAACTATGTACGTCGCATTGTAGTAATTGAGAGCGACGTAAGTTGGCAGACAAAAGACCTCCCTTCATCTTATACATTTACCTATAAGTACGCAGATGCACGTCCCTACCTGAATATAACCAGGTCAGAGGACGCTGCGCCTGCAATGTTGGATATCAAGATTCCTGATGTAGGGTCTTTTACCATCGCCCCACGCTTAGTTGAGCTTGAGCGACTACCGCTGAGCAGTGGGGCTCTTTTCCCAGTTCAGAATCCTTACTCTGATAAGTGGAACATTACCACAGCTGAAGCTATCCTTGAATGGTTCTCTCGTGAAGTCACCACCGCTTATAAGGGTGACGGTGCTTTTGGACATCGACACGATAATATGTCGGTACTGAATGCGTTCGATCGTATTGGTGACTATCTTACTTTGGATGCGCAGAAGATTGCTGCTGGCTTAGCTGACGAGGCAAAGGCTGCACGCACACTCGACCCTAAGAGTGTCGATTGGGAGAAAATCGTTCGAACAGATCAAGATACAATCGTTAATGCACTGACTACCTTCATGAAGGGTATCGTGTTTGGTAAGTCTGTTCGTGGAGAATCAGGCGTGTCTATCTATCAGGATGAACGAGGTGCCTGGCATATAGATGCTGAATACTTGCACGTGCATCGCAAACTTACCGCTGAGGAGGTTGAGATAATGAAGACCTCTCATATCAAGGGAAAGGTTGTGAACTCTGCTGGTAGCTTCGTGATATCTAAGATAGAGAGGATTGTAGGTGCATGGCGATGCTACTTCCGTCAGCAGGATAGTGAGGGTCGTAGGGTGTATAACTCTATGCAGGTGGATGACCTCGCACTGTGCGAGACATTCAACTTGATTGATGCAGACGGTCAGTTGTCTAATCACTATTGGCATAGGCGTGTTGTTGAAGTCGGTGTTGATTATGTTGACATCGCAGACAATACGAATGTTGATTACTACGCAAGTGGTAGCGATACTCCGCAGGTGGGTGACGAGGTTGTGCAGTTGGGTCACCTCACAAATGAGGAAAGACAGAGTGCTATCATACAGTCAGCTGCTGGCGAAGGTGCGCCTTACTTCAAAATTATAAAGGGTATCAATAGCTTTATCCTTCCTGATCCTATCTTCTTATTCGATAACCAGAAATTCGAGATACGTGTTGAGAATCCTTCACGCCAAGGCAAATATATCCTCTTACAGGATTATCTATCGTCAATGCAGAGTCGTATTGACTCGGTGAAAGAGCAAACAGACCACCAATTTTTGATTTGTTTTGGCGACGCTATTCCAACGTTGACGAACGAGCCTGCAAACGAGTGGACGGATGACGAAACGAAAGAGATGCACCTGCATGACATCTATTATAATAGAAGTTATGCTGAGACTGGTGGAGGTCGTTCTTATTCATTCGAGAAAAATCAAGATGGGTCTTTCTATTGGAAAGAGATTACTGACGCTGACGTGTTGAAGTCACTTGAAGCAGCTAAGCACGCACAAGATACAGCAGATGGTAAGCGTAGAGTTTTCGTGCAAGCCGTACCTGTTCCTCCGTACGATGCAGGCGACCAATGGACTAATGCTAATTACAGAGAGAAGTACAAAAACGACTTACTTGTTTGCGTACAATCTAAGAAAGCAGGAGAATCGTTCGATATTGAGGATTGGACTTCCGCACAAAAGTACACCACAAAGCAGTTTGAAACTGAGTTTAAAATTGGCGATAACTCAATCTCTGCTGTCGTAATAGACTTGCAAAAAGGACTTAAGCGTGTCGGATTCACTCTTAATGGCGAGAATAGCACCTTTGACATCGTAGCAGACACATTCAAGGTTACGACGACTACTGGCAAAGTGCCATTCTTTACCAGTGGCGGAAAGCTTAATGCTGATTTTATCGATGCAAAGGCAATAGTAGCTGAAGGCATCAAGGCTCAGACTATCGATGCTGAGGGGGCTACTTTTCAGAATATCACCGTTACTGGTAATAGTAAGTTCGGGGGTGAGCTTGATGGAGCAAGCGGAACATTTAAGGTCCTTAGATGTCTTAACAGCAATAGAGAACCTACTGGTGGTATCTATTTTGAGGAAAGAGGAAAACAAGCTATTATGGCAATGGAGGGTGATTTGGGTATGCGTAAGTATGTCGAAGGGAATTTTCGTAAACGCCTGCCACGCTTCTATGCTAAGGACGTATGGTGTCAAGGACAGTTTGGTCATTATGCGAAGATTTGCGCAGTCATCAAAGACGATATAATGTACGTACATCATGGAGGTCACATTGAAACAGATGGTGTACAGGTACAGTTGCCTACCGTAACTGTGAAAAGTGGTGGACGTGATATCGTCTGCTATAAAATTCCATTATATGCACCAGGCTATCAAGGAGAAGATGGTGATAACGGAGTTGTTTTGGATGTTGATAATCCTGGTTTGCATCGAGGTCTTACTGATTTTTACAGAGAGATTCCCTATGGTGCTCCTATTGACATGGTAATCTTTAACTGTGAACAACCTCGCAGTTATGTTTTCTTTGAAATGGGATATGGCAAAGAATGGATAGCGTTTAATGGCAATGATAATGTTGGAGTTTATATCTGTGATCATCGAGAGATTAGAAAACTTGATGGCGGTTGGATAAGTCATTATTTATATGTTAATCCGTTATGGCTTACTCCAACTAAGACTAAAGAAACACCTGGAGCTGGTGTTCTTTATACTGGAACTGTTGATTTTGATTGGTAATTAACTAATATATAATTGAATATGAAAAGTTTTTTAGATTGTGTTTACAGGATTTTCGGAAGGCTCGCTGCTATCGGTAGCGATAAGTATCTGCACATGTTTGCTGGTCTTGTCGTTTCGATGATTGTGTGCAAGGCCTTACATGCTATTGATGTGTGCTTAATCTTCGCATTGGTACCAGCATTCTTCATCATGACTGGAAAAGAGAGTGTCGATTACTACTACAGAAAGGAGCAGTTCGATTGGCTCGATGTCTGTGCAGGTATGCTTGGTGCGATCGTGGGTGTTTTTCTTTTCCTATTGTAAAGGAGGTGTTCGTATGGATATAGTTGAATTACAGTTTACACCAGAGTTTATTCACTCTGTAGCTACACATCTTATAACATGTGTCGTGATGTGGGCTTTAGTCGTTAGCGCAGCCTTCATCGACTTGTGGGATAGGGTTTATACGCAAAATAAGTTGAAGAAGCCTTTGACTTCGCACCTTATGCGTAAGACGCTTGGTAAGATTGGTGAGTATTGGCGATTTCTTCTTATCGCCTTGATTATCGATGTCGTGATTTTCACGTCTTGTTCTCTGTTAGGTGTTAAGACTTTCCCTATCTGTACATTACTGTTCTCTGCTTCCTTACTCATCATAGAAACAAAGAGTCTCATTGAACATGCAAGAGAGAGAAAGAGTACTGCTGCTGATATGCAGCGCATCATTCAATCAGTCGTTAGTGCAGCTTCAGATAGAGATGCAAAGAAAGTTATTCAGTATGTCGCTGACTACATTGGTGAAGAGAAAAATGTAAATCAAAAAATAGAAGAATAGTATGGCAAATTTTTCAATAGCAGAGCTGGTACAATCCAGCACTGCTGAACAACTCAAGATAAACAACAACCCTCCTTCTATTGTGAAGGTTCACCTTACAGAAACGATAACTCTTTTAGAGAGTATTCGTGTAGAATGGGGTAAGTATTGCGAGGCTCACAAACTCGAGAGCCCTGCTATCCGTGTAACAAGTGGCTACCGCTCACCAGAATTGAATAAGGCTGTAGGCGGTGTGAAGACCTCCGCACACGTCGAGGGCTATGCAGCAGACTTGCAACCTGTCAATGGTAAGCAGACTGAGTTTGAACGCTTCATGGCTAACGAGTTCTCCAAGAAGGGGTACGCATTCGATCAGATCATTATCGAGAAATCTAACACATCACGTTGGGTGCATGTAGGCTATAAGCGTGCAGACGGGAAGCAACGCAGACTGTGTTTCACATTAAAGGTGTAGTTATGGACGACAAAGAAATTAAATACTACGTGTATTCAATGTTAATCCTTATTGGATTACTTGCACTTACGGCTCTCTGCCTCACAAGCTGTTCACATAGAGTGTATGTTCCTGTGCAGTCTATTCGCACAGATACTATCTACATGTCAAGGAAGGATAGCGTACATATCAAGGATAGCTTAATCACTCGACAGGTGATAAACATCCGTGATAGTGTCGCTATTCATGACAGCGTTGTTATCATCAAGGACGAGCAAGGTAACATCAAGGAGAAATTGATAGTTCGTTATCGTGACCGCTGGCATGCCACTGAGGACAATCTGACGCTTCAAAGATTGATTGACAGGTATAAGGCGAGCAATGACAGTTTGCGTGCTACCAAGAAGGAACACATCGAGGTTCCTAAGGTCATTGAACGAGAGTTAAGTAGGTGGCAGAAGATAAAGATGGATGTAGGCGGATGGGCAATAGGCGCACTCTCTGCAACTATGTTAGCTTCTATTGCTTATATCATTATTTGGCTTCTGAAAAAGTATAGGCGGATTTAATGAAGCACATCAAGGTATATATCACAGAAAGTCGCACAAAGGATAATCGCTTCGCACAAGCTTCTATCCGTGGCATCGAAGACAATACGGGTGAGAGTTATTCTTCCTCTCACCCTAAACTTCTTCAAGACATCATTTGTCATGCGCTATCCCTTGCGCACGGTGTCGAGATAGAAGGCAACAACGGATTTACTTATACATTCCCATTCAAGCTATCATAATATGTCAATAGAAAAACTCTACTTAGAACATAAACAGACAGGCGGACGACTGACCGCTGACGAATTTAACAAGTTACCCGAGAAGGTCAATGAGTTAATCGACGCACAGAACTCTGAGGAGGAGCGTGTAAAGAAGACGATTGCGAAGAACCGCCCTACGCTCGGACAGCTTTCAAATGTAAATAGCGAAACAGACGAACTCACGTCTGAGACGTGTGTACTCGTATGGAATGGTGACCAGTGGGTCCCAATGAAACTGTCTGAACTCCCTATTGGGCAAGGTGGCGGAGGACAACAGCAATCTATTCTCTATTACTTACGTGCTGTCAATCAGTCTCCTTCTACTACTCTCTCTGCATCTAAGTCAGCTGGTGAGTGTGCTATTAAGTTTATGTTTGTGTCTCGCACTAAGGATGTCGGACAGAGCGATTTTATCGACACAGGAGAATGGGGTACTTACGAGATCTTCGCTAAGGCTGGAGATGGAACGTTTGTATCTAAGGCTCGTGGTCGCTGTCAGTCAAATACACTCACCACTGTAGATGTCTTCAAGTTCCTCGAATCAGGACAGAATAATATCATGGTGAAGATTACAGGTGAGGTGACGGGGCAAACCTCTCCTGCGTTAGTCTACTCAATCACACTGTCTGCCCTCTTCCTCTCAATATCAGAATTTAACTGGTGGAAAGCCTACCAGGGAGATATTGTGCTGCCGTGTTATATCAGTGGAAACATATCTAAGACGCTGCATGTTAAGATTACGGGTGATGGTTACGAACAGACGTATGAGCGTCAGTTCGGAACAGCTACTTACACATCATCGCCTGTAGCCTACACCGTTCCATTCACGAACAAGACAGGTCTTTTCCATCTATCTGCTTGGCTGTCGAATGAAGACAATACCGTTCAGACTACTCCAGTAGGTTACGACTTTATGGCTGTCGCTAATAACGAAGCTGTGAAGATGGTAGTCGTCAATAACAAGGCAGAGAAGCTACTTAACTGGTACGAAAATAAGGTGCTGGAGTACGCTGTATATGACGGCAAGGCTGTTACGACACCACTGTCAATCTTGATGAAGAAGGATAACGAGGTGCTGCAAGAAAATGTGTCAGAGAACACGCTGACACAAACCAAGATGCAATACACCTTATCTCTCGAGGTCGAGACAATCGATAACTCTGATTTCACAGCATTAATCGGCTTCCGAACTCACCCAACAGACGAGGTGCGACTACGTGACGCAATTCCATTCCCTGTTGATAACTCGCAAGGTTACTCTGCTACTGCTGGAGCAGTATTCTATATGAATGCGAAGAACAGAAACAACACTGACACCGACCGCAATATCCTCCGCAATCTTATCAACTCTGAGCATATCGGTTCTGAGTGGCAGAACGTAGCCTTCTCACGTGACGGCTGGGTGACGGATGATGAAGGTGCACGCACATTGCGCTTGCTTGCTGGCTCACGCCTTACTATTGATTACAAGACATTCGCCAAGGAGGCAGCACAGAGTGGTAAAACAATCGAAATTGACTATCAGATTAACAATACATCTGATTACGATGCAGAGTGTATTTCTATCGCTATGCCTTATCAGAAGGGTTATATCGGTTTGAAAGTTAAGCCTTCTTCTATCATGTTCGCAACTCGCAGCGAGCGTAATCCTGATGTGCAAGCGATGAATACAGATGATGGTGTGCGTATTCGACTTGCGTTGGTAATCAGTCCTAAGAAGTACACGTATGTACTCAATGGCAACACGTACTACTTGAACCTCGTCTATCTCTACATTGACGGTGTCGAAGCTCGTAAGTTCGCTTACTTGCTTACCGATTCTATGCAGATAGGTTCAGGAGGCAGTATTGTCATTGGCTCGGATAAGGCGGATGTTGACCTCTATTCTATTCGTATCTATGACAGCGCAATGGATGCTGCAAACGTGCATCAAGACTATATCAATGCCTTGTCGACCGTAGGTGAGAAGAGTGCGGAGAAATTGGATAACGACATCTATGATACACTCGGTACCACGGTTGACTTTGACAAAGTGCGTGGCAAGGTCAATGTGTTTACTTTTGATAAGCCACTCCCTGCGTATGAGTATGGTAAATCTTATAAACCTAAAGGTACGCTTGAAATATATCCTAAAGACGGTAATACCAATCTTCTTCGATTGACTATTACCAATTTTCAAATGCAAGGGCAAGGAACATCGTCAATGCTTTACTACTTTTGGAACTGGAAAGGGAAATTGTCTTACGATTCGACTGTCATCTATGAAGATGGTCAGACCGCTCAAAAGAAGTTTAAGTTTTTCATGAACCTTTCAAAAATATCTAAACTGACAGGAAAGAAGAACACTGCATCTTCTATGCAATACCACAAGATGGGCTCTGTGAACTCATTTACCGACCTATGGAAAGCTGTTGGCTTAACTAATGAAGGTGTCGAACAGAACAGCGAAGCAAGAGTATCTATCTATCAAGAGACATTCGTTGGATTTGAGAAGCAGACGGCAGAGGACGGAACAGTTACATACAAGTTCGTCGGTCTATTCACTATAGGTCCAGACAAAGGTGATGCTGCGACCTTTGGATATGACAAGGACTTGTTCCCAGACCTCTTATCAATCGAAGGCTCTGATAACTCTCCACGCTTGACTCTCTTCCAAGTTCCTTGGGACAAACGACGCATCCGCTACAATACGGAGGAAGAAGCGTATCAATACCAAGTATCTGAACTCTCTTGGGAGAATTGCTGGGACTTGGACTACGCTGTTCTTCCTGCTGATGACAAGTCAACATCGGAAGATGAGACTCGTCAGAGGGCTGAGCAGCTCATTGAGTCGTATATACCAGCTTATAACATAGTGTATCAGTGTAATACATTCATTGAGCCTTTCAATGGTACACTTGAAGAACTGAACGCTGACCCACATTCAACACATATAGAGTATTGGATTGCGAAGGAAGGTGATCCTAATAAGTATAACCTATATTATTACGATTCGCTGTACAAGAAGTTCTGCCCATCGACGCTTGATAGTGGTGTGTCAGTGGTGAATCTCCGCCAGCAGTTGGTCGGTGATAAGTACGGATTGCCAGAATCTGTGTTCAATTCGGTTAGTGATGCAGCTAAGCTCAATGAGTTATTTAAGTCAGCACGAATTCAGAAGTTCCGTGCCGAGCAGTCGCAGTACTGGGACATCAGTGATACACTTTATCATCAACTATATGTTGAAGCAGTGGCAGCGACCGATAACTGCGCAAAGAACATATACCCGTATAACTTCAATGCAGAATAGATATGGCAAATAGTAAATGGAAGTTCAGACAAGATGACCTTGATACTATCCTCACGGTTATCAACCAAGGTTTAATGAAGAAACCTTACCACGTAGAATATCACGATACATACGATGACGGTACGCCTGTGTGGAATGGCGAAAAGTCCGTTCTTTGGAATTTGATGGAACAAGCGTATCCAGAGGAACGTGCACAGATGATGCGTCGTATGCTTGCGAAGATGGAAGAACTGGGCGGATTGCAGAAGGGTTCACACCAACAGAAACTCTTTGCGTTTTTCGAGAAGTATTACTTCTCTGTGATTGACAACTTCTCATCTATGCTATACAATGAGGATGGCAAGATGTATGAAAAAATGAAGCTCGCGATGTTGCAGGGAACATATACTAACGACACCGACCCACTTGGTCAGTCGCTCGGTGACGGTAAGTCTCCTGAAGTAGCGTGGGTAAAGAAGCGTATCCAATACCTTATGTCTAAGTACTCCTTTGGTGACTACGACGCAAAGACGGCTGAAGGTGCTATCACTGTGCGTACCTCTGCACAGGCTGATGCAACAACGAACTCAATCGTTTTGCGCCTAACACCAGCAATGAAGTTATATCCTACAATCGCATACGGTACCACAATTATGCGTGGTGCTCGCACTGATGCAGGTAAGCCTTGCGAGATAGTCGTAGATATTAACGGCACCAGTGACCAGCAGCTCTCGGTCAAGTCTGCCGACTACCTGCTCGATATAGGCGACTGGTCATCGTACGTCATAAATGGTGCGCTCTCTATAATTGGTAAGCGATTGAAGCGTCTGAAACTTGGCGATGAGAATGAAGAGAACGTGAAGATACTCATATCTTCGCTTACGCTTGGTAACACAACTTCCTTAGAGGAGATTGATGTGCAGAACATCTCTACTCTTGGAGGCTCACTCGATATGCGTAGTAACTTCCGATTGCGTAAGTTCCTCGCTGATGGCTCATCGCTTACCGAAGCACACTTCGCTGATGGTGGTGCACTCGAAGAAGTCGACTATCCTGCTTCCACATCATACGTGGAATTAAAGAATCTCGACAAGCTCACCAATGAGAAGTGCAACACAGAGGCTTGTTCGCCTAACGTAATGAGTTACTTCGTGAGTGGATGTGATAATCTCCAGCCAGTGAAGAAACTCATCGATATTATGGATGCGCAGGTAGGACAAGTTCCTCACTCCCTGCGTTACGTGCGCTGTGTTGGATTTAATGAGACCTTCACGGACGGAAGGACCTTTGATAAGCTTTCCCAGCTTGTCGATGGTACATATCAGGGTATCGATGCGGAAGGTCAGTATGGTAATGACCCTTACCCAGTTCTCGACGGCACAATCAACCTCACCACTGGAGCGTATCGTGACACCTACGATGCTTTGATGACCCACTATCCAAAACTTAAATTGAACATCGCTAAGTGGTGGATAAGGTTCGAGGACCCAGAGGTGAAGCGCATTTGCGTGGAAAATTGGGACAAGGACGGTGACGGTGAGTTAAGTATGGAGGAAGCAGCAGCTGTTAGTTCCATCGGGACTATCTTTGCAAATCGTACTATAAAAGGGTTTACTGAGCTTCAATATTTCACGTCACTAAGAAAAGAAAAAGAAACATTTAAAAGCAGTACATTTGGGACTATTATACTCCCAGAAGGATTAACTATAGTTCCTCATTCAATGTTTCGCTACTGTCAAGGAGAGTGCGTTGTGCTGCCACCTTCAGTAATAGCTATAAATGAACTTTCATTTAACAATGCAAGAATAAAGAAGTTAGTTCTCAAGGGTAGCAACTATATTGATATAATTAAATATTGGGGAATACTCTATGCTCGAATAGATACTCTATACGTCGCTTCTCATTTAGTAGAGACATACAAGCAAAGTACCAAATGGAATAGTCGAGCTATGCAAGGTTACTTAGGTGAAATTCTGCCCCTTAGCGAGTATCATCTTTGATACTCGCTGAGAGGTGCGAAAAGGTTTCTAATATTCTTCCCTGAATGTAAAGTCTTAAAACTATCCACTAACTCGTCTCTAACGTATATCTTAATATCTTTTGGATAATCTATTCTATAGAACAGATAAATCAAATCAGGAATTTCAAAAGCGTTCTTTTGTCTTAGAATTATCCTTTTAATTTTGTTAGAACCTATTAGAGCGTTTGTTGCGAATATAATATCAGTGCAAATTTCGTTCACATCTATCTCTTCTAATGAGGGACACCCACGAAAAGCGAATATATTATGTGTTATTTGTTGTGGGAATTTTATCCTACGAAGTTTAGGACATGACTCAAAACTGGTCTGATAAATTGCGTCAATATTGAAAGATTCTAAATCCTTAGAAGGGTCAATAACATTACTTTTTTTGAATACAGTCCCCCGGCGGGGGGTGAAAGAAATCTAAAAAAAAAAAAAAAAAAAAAATCATATCCTATTTTCCCACCCGCGGGGGGACTATATTCGACAATATAAAAACAAATAACCTATCAGACTTGAAACATTTTAAAGGAATCAAGTCCCTTCCGTCTGTATCGTCAGCTCCTCGTTCATATTTCTATAATACGAAAAGAATAGATATACCAGAGAACGTTACATCGCTTGGTCGTTATGTGTTAGGTTTCAATTTAGCAACAGTTGTCGTTTTTCATGGAAAGACTCCTCCAAGTCACGACTGGACATTTTCTAACACGACAGGAACCTACGATACATGTACACCTAATGGGTGCAAGTTCTATGTCCCAGACGAGAGCTTAGAGGTGTATAAAAAGGCTTTTACAAGCAAACCTTCTCCATTAAGCGGAACATCTATTATTCACCCTATGAGTGAACTTCACGAATGATACTTACTAAGCGGTTCATATTCTAACCATGGTGCGAGATTAGCAGAACGGTAAGATTCTATACTTTCATCAGGAACATATATGTGTTTTATCTTCGCTCCTAAGAACTCCCAATATCCATGTTTTTGAGGGGGCTGAGTTCCATGGAAAATCAGATTGTCTATATGTGCTTCGTGAAAGCAAGTACCCCAGAGAAAAGATATAGTAGAAGGTAGCTCTATCGTACTTACTGTAGCATTTTGAAAGGCTCCTGTCGCTACGCTCGTGCAACCTTCAGGTATAACTATAGACTCTTTTACTGTTGTTTTCTGGAAGGCTCCATTACTCAGTTTGACAGTTCCAAACATACCAAGTTCTTTCAGCGATTTAAACGATCCGCCTCTAAACATAGTCCCGATGGAACCTTTATCTAAACGCTCTTCGTATCTCCTTGTTAATAGTTGTGTCTTTCACTGCTGAATACACCTGCGTTGTCTTTATACTCTGATGACCTAATATGTGTTGTATAATAGGTAAGCTTACTCCCTTACTCAATAGCACAGTAGCGCACGTATGCCTGGCACAATGAAAAGTAATGTGCCTATGTATGTTGAATCGTTTAAGCACACGCTTCAGTATCAAGTTGCAGCGTGCGTTACAAGGTAGTTGAAACAGCTTACCAGTAGTGGTTTTGTTCTCTTGTATCATTGTTGCTGCCTTGCCTCCAAACATCTTAGAGATAGGTATCCTCACCTCATGGTCAGTCTTCTGCATACGCATCACCACCCACTTGTTCCGATAGATGTTCTTAATGTGCTGCTTAGTTACTTGCACGATATCCGAGAATCGAAGACCAGAATAGACGCTGAATAGAAAACCTTTAACCACCTTTCTCTCCTCTTCTGTTAAGTCTTCCTTCTCCTCCTTATCTTCTATCCTCCTCAGTTCTCTTTCTGTCAGCGATTGTTTCTGTACATTCTCCGTCTTGATATGATACTTGCGAAAAGGATAGACAGTCATCAGTTCCTCGTCGATAGCAAGATTGACGAATCTACGAAATATCTTCATAAACTTTGCTATGGTATTAATCGCATATCCAGCATTCTTTAGGAAGTTCTCGAAATCGCATATACATTTATAATCAATCTGAGTGAAGGTCATACCTTTCTTGAATCGTCTTAGAACCGCAAGCGCAGCCTTATGATTCGCAATCGTCCCTGCTGTATATGTTTCCTTGTCAATCTCACTTTCCATCCAGTCAAGAAAAGAACTATCCTCCTTGTATGCAATCAGAGTAGGGTTGTCTACCAATTTGTTGACGTCACCAATATGCTTGATGACGTATTGTCCATCTACTTGTATCTGTATTAGTGCATTGTGCCCTTTTAATTCATTACTAAGCTCTCGGAGGATGTTCTGTATATTCATAATTGTAGGAAAGATGGACAGTAGGACGGGGTATATCCAGCCTACAGCCCTGCTTTTAATAGAATTAAAGCACTCCCTTGTAATTTAATAGCAGTTGATTAGCCTGCTGAATATCCTTGGGAGTGTATATGTCTGTAATCAATATCGATGAATGTCGTGCCTGGTCTCTCACGGTAAGTATATCGGTGTTCGCACGCAGCATATTCGTGATACCTGTGTCTTTGAGACTGTAGAACTTGTATCTGTCAGTCAGATTCAAGCTCGTACGGATATAACGACTCCAGTAATCTCTGAACGCCTTTTCTGTTCGTCGTTCCTTTCCTGGTCTGAAATCATTACTAAAGAGAAAATACTGTCCTGGACTATCGAAGATGCGCAGGTCTATCATTAATTTAATGACATGATCAGGAAGCGTTAAGAGAGCATCGTTATGATTCTTTGCTATTGAACCGTGAAGATACAATGTTTTCTTTGCTATATTAAAGTCTCCTACCTTAATATAACTCATCTCTTTTGGGCGCACAAATAAATAATGTAGAATATAGCAGGCAAGCAAGTAATGCTTGTTATGCTTCATCAACCACACCTTTATTCGCTCCAGGACATCATCAGGAATAACATCGCGGTTCTTAAGATGACCTCGACGCTGCACGATTGAAAAGTGTTCTGTAGGGTCTGAAGATATATAGCCTCGCTCCAATAGATACTTACAGAACGTCTTAATCCATGAGAGATAATTGTTCCTCGTTCGAAGCGTGTTATTCCTGTCGACAAAAACGTACTCCAAAAATTGACCTACCATCTTGCTATCGAATTGATAAGTGTAATACAGATTGACGTTCTGCTTTTCCTTCCACTCTTTCAGTATCTTAATCCTACTGCAATACGATACAACAGACTCCTCACGCATATTGTGTTCCTTAAGGAGTTTGAATAGATAAGCCTCGTACTTTGTGCACGCATCATCGAATGATGTGTACTCAAGAGGTTGTACGAGTTCCACCCACGGGTTCCAGCCTTGCATAAGTTTTTCAGTCAACCTTTTTATAAGGGCTTCACCATATTCTCTTTGATTACGCTTACCTTTTATATGGTTGAGCATAAACTTCTTTATACGAAACTTCCCTCTCTCTGGGTCAAATGCAGAAAGAGATACATAACATTCAGAGGCTTGATGAAACTTGGGCGTTTTCCATCCAACAATCTCATTAATAGCCGTCTGTCTGTTTTTTGAAGAAAAATTTTTTTTAGGCATTTTCTAACTTTTGCGTGAAATGCCCTATCGAATACTGTTTGTTCTATTAAATAAAAGTTCACCGACTTTTCGCCGACCACTTTACCGACGACCAAAGATAATTACTTGAAGTTCTGTATCTTCGATTTATTTTAGTCGGGATGACCAGATTTCAGATTTATTTTTTACATTTCTAACTTGCTGATATTCAATAGGACAATTTTTAGTTTTTAGTTAATTTTCACCGAGTTTTCACCGACAATATAAATCTTACATTGTCTTCGCTATCAAACATTTGAGTGATTTTTTAATTAAAATGTTTGAATAAAAACACCGTAAAAACACTTCTAAACACCTCTAAGGCGCATCTTAATTATACGGCATTTGCCACTTTTTTAACAGAATCTTCAGATACATTTTCAACGAGCTTCGCTGTTAATCGGTCTATTGTCCTCTGCTGATTTTCTATGGTTTTCTGTTGCATCGAAATAACAGAATAAAGTTTATCCTCATTAGTTTCTTCTCGTCTTTCCTGCCCCATTATCAACCAGTTAGCATCAATATTTTCAAAGCTCGTTAAAATCTTAACTATGGTTTCATAGTTAGGTGCGTTGCGACCAGTGATGATATTATTAGCTGAAGTCCAAGAGATATTCAATTTTCGAGCGAACGTATTTATCGTATGTCCTTCTTTGTTCATCAATTGAGCGATGCGATTAGTAATAGTTTCTTCTTCCATTTTCATTATTTTTTAATAAATGAGAGAAATAATCTCTCATTTATTTTGTTATTTCAAATAAATGTTAGACCTTTGCGCTACGCAAGTATTACTTGCGCCACGAAAATAATAAAAATATATCGAGGGCGCAATAAAAAGAATATAAAAAAAATAAAAATGAGATTCAAAGAGTACATATATTCTCTTCCTAATCAGCGCAAAGAAGAGATATCAAAGATAATGGAGTTATGCCGTGTTAATGAAAGTACTGTCTATAGATGGTTAAGGGGCGACTTTACTCCAGCCCCACAGAAGAGAAAGGTAATCTCAGACTATCTTAACATACCCGAACACGAGCTCTTCCCAGATGCATAGAGAATGTCTACACTGCGATTCTCATCGCATGTGCATAAATGGTATTTACTGTAACTTACTTGAAAAGTATGTTCAGTATTCTACGGAAAAAGAATGTAAAACAAATAAAACAATCTTATGAAAACAAAGGAATTTGAAAAAGCAATTGACGCATTAAACTTAGGAATCTTCATCGACGAGATGAAGCTAAACCATTCGAATGTTCGTCAAGTAACTGGTCACCTTGAAAATGAAGGTATCATTTGGAATGATAAAGGAGAGGCTTTCTCTACTGATTTTGAATGGAGAGAAAATAAAGAAGATGGGGACCTTGTAGGAGTCTTTGGTAGCTCACTGGAAAGAAACAAATTGTATGACCTTAAATTTGAATAACTATGACCAGCATTAGAAAAATTAGAAAAAAGGCTATCCGCAAAATGGGTTTTAGGATGTCTTTTCGGTTTTCTCACAAGGATCCTAATCAAAAGTTAACATTAAGCCCGTCAGTACGAAAGAAAATCAGGCAGGGAGTCACAGAATATCTAAGAAAAAAATGTTTATAGACAAAGATAACTGGGGAAAATTCTCCATACAAGACCTTTCAGAGCGAGAACTTCGATTATTACACGAAGCTCTACGGATATACGCTCAGGTTCAACTTGGGCGCATTCATCCAACCGAAGCTACAACGATTTTGAGTTTTGACCTCCAGTACAACCATGTGCTGTTTCTGAAGGATGTTTAGATATTGTTTTCTTAACTTAGACTCCTATAGATATGATTAGAAACAAAATAGCTAATAAACGGTGGACAGAAGGTGATGCTACCTTTGTTAAGAACAATCTTGGTAAACTGTCATTTGAACAGATGGGAAGAGCATTGAACAGAAGTTCTATGTCTGTTCGCCTCTTTGCTTTACGCAATCGCCTTACAGTCGGATTGCAAGTCAAGCGCAATATCCTTATGGAGATGTTGAAGATAAAGTTTCGCCACCCAGAAGACTTCACACCAACAAGAGCCTTTTACACGGAAACAGGAATAAATCAACGTCGATTTTGGGACTTGTACTATGGAAGAAAAAATATAAGCAGCAAAGAGTATGCTGCGGTAGCTGAATACTTAGGCGTAACCTTACAAGAGGCACTTGAATCACGCCAGTTGGATTTGTTCGAGGAAAATGAAGAATAAGGAATATGATAGATAAGAATTTCATTGAAAAAGTAAAGTCAGCTCTAAACATTGTAAATGTAATAGAAACCTTTACTCGCCTACACAAGACAGGTGCGAACTATAAGGTTGTCTGCCCTTTTCATGATGACCACTCACCATCTATGGTCGTCAGTCCATCAAGACAGACTTATCACTGCTTCGTGTGCGGAGCAAGTGGAGATGTTATATCCTTTGTACAGCATCACCTAAACCTAAGCTTCATAGAGGCTCTGCGCTGGTGTGCTAATCAAGCAGGCATTGAGTTCCCTACCAAGGAACTCACACCAGAGGAAGAAGCTGTCTACAAGAGAAGGGAAGCGCAACGTATCGCAATAGATGCTGCTGCAAAGTTCTTTCAGAAGAACCTTGGGCAAGCAGAGAGTTTCCTTGCATCACGTGGATATAGTCTTTCTGACAAAGCATTGACCGACTTCGGTGTAGGTTATGCTCCAATGGGTAACCTTGCTCTTGCAGAGCTATCAAAAGCTGGTTATTCACAAGAATTATTGCAAGAAGTAGATGTGCTTGGAAATAGTGAAGGTCGCTTATACGACAGGTTCCGTGACCGCTTAATGTTTCCCTTCTACGACATGCAAGGTCATATCGTAGGATTCTCAGGTAGAATCGTCACACCAAAAGATGGTACTGGTAAATATGTCAACACAGGCGAAACACCTCTGTTTACGAAAGGTAAGCACATCTTTGGATTATACCAGGCACGCAAGAGTATAGGAAAGACAGGCTTCGCCTATCTTGTCGAAGGTCAGTTTGACGTAATGTCTCTGCATAAGGTAGGTGTCGAGAATGTTATAGGAGGAAGTGGTACCGCATTCACTGAAGATCAAGTGAAGTTATTACTTCGTTTCACAGATGATATCATAATGGTTTACGATGCCGACCCTGCTGGCGTCAAGGCATCGTTAAAGAACTGTGAACTGCTTTTAAAAGCTGGGGCAAAGGTGCGCTGCATCCGTCTTGAAAAAGGTATGGACCCCGACGAGTTCGCTAAAGCACACGGCAGCCTTACAAGCAAGAAGTTAAAAGAACTCACAGAACCATTCCCAAAAGCGTTCAAGCGTATGATTCTTCCACGAGGCTGCAAGGATGAGACAGTTGTCACAGACTGCTTAAACTCTATCTGTTCTCTCGTAGCGTGTGTACAAGACTCTGTTCTGCGCCTGGAGTACATTAAATCAATTGCAGAAGATTTCCGAAGTAAAATCGGACTCATCGATAACAAGGTGCGAAGCATTCGTACTCAACTAAAAGAATCTATCGCCAACACAAACACTCAGGCTGGTATCTTCGGTATCGATGCGCTAAAGGAGAATATTGAAAGCGACCGTCCTGCAATTATTACCTCTGTTATGCAGGATTTTCTCGATGGATATGGAGAAGAACCTATCGTATTTGTGTCAGGTCGACCATCAACTAACGACATTCAAGAGTTGCGAAGAGTCTATTGTTATTTTATTTCTTCCGAGACAGGTTGTAGCATTACGGATGATGGAGATGAAAATAATTACTTGCATACTCTCGCAGAGATGTATCGTGCAGGCATCAAGATAAACATGACCTTCAGCGACAGTACAGGTTCATTCCTTGACTATTACATAGCGTTGCACGGTAAGTTCTTCGAAAACTTCAATGGAGACCGAGTTCCTCTTGTCTCACGTTGTATCGAACTAACATCCTACGCTGACGATACTGTTATAACCATAAACAGAAATCATTACTGCTCTTTGCTCAAGCTAACTAAGGGGCAGTTTGACGAGATAAGAAAGCCATTCGTTCTCAAGCGTAAGTCTGCTATGAAGGTTAGCATGCAAGCAGACAACCTCGACGATGAAGAGTTTGATGTAAACGAGCCACCAGAATATGTACAAGAGAACGAAGAGTACAGGAGGATGTGGAAAGAGAGCGGGTATTACCCACGCCTCAATAAGAAGAGCGAGCCAGTGTGCTACATGTTTCGCAACAAGAATGGTAATGGTATGACACAAGTCGCTGACTTCTTCATGACACCATTACTCCATATCTTTTCAGATGATTTCGAACAGAATAAGCGTGTGCTGCGTATCAATCGTAGATATTACGAGACACCTATATATATAGAAATACCATCTAAAGCCATGCTGAAGATGTCTTCAATCGAGGAGGTTTTAATCAACTACGAAGCTGTGAACTTCAATGGTGAAGAGTGGCAATGGAAGGCTATCAAAACATATATGAGTCGCCACTTCGTAATGTGTTCGGAGGTAAAGACCTACGGTAATCAGCAGAGCGAAGGTATGAGTCGAAAGACAGATGAACAGTTCTTTGCCTTTGCCAATGGTATCTTTCACAACGTCGACGGTCAGTGGGTGTTCGACCCTGTTAACGAACTGGGTGTGGTTACCCATAACAAGAATAACTACTACCTCCCTGCTTTCTCTACCATCTACGCAGGAAGCGGTAAGCAATCAGATAAGTACGAGCTCATCAGTCAGCTTGTATACAAGGAGGTCCCAGCTGAGAAGAAGGTCAGCTTCGAAAAGTGGGCTTCGTTAATGGACCAGGTATATAAGATTAACGACAATGGTAAATGGGCTTTAGTTTTTGCAATTATGTGCGCCTTCAGAAGCAACATCCACTGCATCGATAGACTTTTCACCGCTCCATTTTTCATGGGTCCGATGTCGTCTGGTAAGACACAGATAGCAATTTCAATCCGCTCGCTGTTCATTTCTCCTAATATACCTATCTTCAACCTTAACACAGGTACCGATGCTGCGATGTCTACCATCATGGGTACATTCAAGGACGTTCCTGTGGTTCTTGATGAGTATAACAACAAGGATATCAGCGACACCAAGTTCCAAGCTCTAAAAGGTATCGTATATGACGGTGACGGTAAGCAAAAGAGAAAAGGAACCTCTGGACGAGAGATTGAGAACGATAAGGTGTTTGCCCCTGTAATCATCTGCGGTCAAGAGACACCACAGCGTGATGACAACGCACTTATGAGTCGTGTGATTGTTTGCGAGGTGCCAAAGCCTCGAAACCGCACACCAGAAGAAGTGCGCCTCTTCGAGGAACTGAAGACTATTGAAGACCCAAACAAGATAGGTCTTTCAAATGTACTCCTTCAGATCCTGGAGCTTCGTCCTATGTTTATGGACCATTTTAGAAGCCTTAAGCAAGAAGCGTATAACGAACTAAAGCAAGACCTCATCAACTCTGGAGAAATGGACCGATTGATGAAGACAGCATCCCTCTTCTTGGGAACTGTCAAACTGATAGAGCGATATTCTAACCTTCGCCTACCGTTTACCTACGACGAGTTCTTCAAGATAGTTCAAGAGAAGGTACAATTCCAGTTATCACTTATTCGTAGTACTGATAAGCTGGCGATGTTCTTCACAGCTGTCAACAATATGATTGACACGAGACAAATCATAGAAGGACGTGAATTCCTTATCGAGCAACCCAAGAAGGTCACAGGTAAAGATTCACGTGGAGATTCAAAGACCTTCACCTTCGAAGCAGGTGCGAATATTATGTTCTTACGCTTGAGCGCAGTCTTCAGTATCTTCGATAGAAGCGGTTATAACAATGAAAATAGCACGCTGTCAACGATTGAACAAAACCTACGTAGTCATACTTCATACGTCGGTACTGTTTCTTCGAGAAGATTCATATGGGAGGAGACGGTCGACGACGCAGACCTTCGTGATGGAAGTATGGTTAAGCTACGTAAGCAGAAGAGCACATCTACAAGTGCTATCATTATAGATTACGACAAGTTTGTCGAGTCATACAATATAGACTTTAGAAGAGACTATGCTGACGACAGTAATAAAGAAAGCAAGCCTGTCGAAACTAAGGTAACTAACACAACTGAAGAACCACCGAAAAAAAACCTTCCGCAAGACTTGCCATTTGAGCCGTCAGACGGAAGTGATGAACCTTTTTAATGAAAGTATCAAATTCCTTTAGAGCCGTGCCAGTTCGGATGAATAGGCACGGCTCATTTCTTCTATCTATATCACATATCATATCAATACCGTATCATATACCATATCATATACCATATCACATTCTTTATTACTGAAGGTGGCGAAAAATCCCCCGTACCCCCAATTTTCAGAAAAAACCTCGAAAACGTGACTTTTGAAAATAAATTTTCAGAAAAACACCGTCCTACAATCCTACAATCCTACAAATTGTTTTTCTTTTCAAACCTATAATATACATATATACCTATAAATCAAATAGTTATATTATTATTATAGGAAATAGGATTTAATTGTTTATTTGTAGGATTGTAGGACGTTGTAGGAAATAGGATTTTTCGTGTTTTTCTCTGTTTTGGATTCGTCGTCCTACAAAATATGTGTTTTTGTAGGATTGTAGGATGAAAAAAGAGAGTGAAATAATAAAACTTTTGAGTGATAAAATTTTGTCATCTCATTGATAATCTGTAACTTTGCGTTAATTAAGTCTAATTTTGTAGGAATGTAGGACGGTAGGACGGCTAAAAACTAAAAAAGGATATGGAGAAAAAAAAATGGTCTGCGAAACGAGTTGTCACAATTCAAATTGAACAGTACCTTGCAGAATATATAAGTGCAAAATATTGTAAAGACACAGTTACTGGTGGTGTCAAGATTCCAAGCACCACAGACCTATACTTCTGCGTATGGGAGAATATGACCAAGCAACGCAGCAATCAACCTGATGTTGTAAATGGCAACCTCCGTATTCACCTACCTCAACGTAAGGCTGGTGTTATCGCCAGCCCTTGGAAAGATCCTGCTTATTACAATTACCTATCTCCAGCAGCAGCTAAGGAAATAGAAGCTCAGATACGAAGGATGTTCAATTTCGAACTCCATCGTATTCTGTTGGAGAATGAAGAGTTCGGTCGACAGAAGAGAAACCTCGATGTTATCTATGACTTCATTCGTAGCTATCAATTGAAGTCTATATCTTCAGATGCATTATTGAAGAATTACTACCGCTTCCGAAACCGACTTAGACCCAAGAAGGTTCGTAAGTATCAAAAAGTTGCATGTATTTAATATTTTTTAATACATACCAAACTATCGTTTTTGTCACTCAAATGTTTTATGATATGTTAGAATTTTTAAACACCGTACAAGTGAGACTTGTAAATCCAAATAGAGAAGGAAAGAAGAAAGTGTATGATTTCGTTGCCGATACCTTCACGTATATACCACAACTTACTGACAATGAAGCTGGTAATTATTGGAACTGCGATAAAACCATAGTTATAGACTTACCCGACGAAGGAACTCGCAGGACCTTCGCAATAGAGAGAAGTGCTATCGTTACAATCAAGACATCTGATAGGAAAACTCATAACATCGGAACGTCAGATATTCCTGCTCGAGTTCAGATATCTTCAAATTTGAACTCTGCAAACCTCGTAATCAAGTGTAAAATGCTCACAGACCCCCTTCTGTAGGTCTTTTGCCTACACCTTATTATATAGTAAATTCGCATCAAAAAGAATATTGATGAAAGAATTACAGTCTCTACTTGTCTCAGGGAAGCCTCTATTCATAACTATTGACGGATTTCGACAGGCTATGTTAACAGCCTTTCCGCTCAGTGGTAAAGCACCAGATAAACCTGAGGTAAACTCATCGTTCAGCATGACGAAAGATGAAATGCTTGCTTACCTTAACACCCATAGTTGGTATCAGCTCGAGTCACATCTTGCTCTCTTGGATATTCAGAAGATAACGAATCAAGAAAACACCGCTCCTATTACACTTACTGATGAGTTCAGTGATGAGCAACTGCCTGATAACAGTATTGCTTATCATCGTGTATTCGGTACCGTGATGTCTGATTCGTATTATTACTTCTCAAGTAAGCAGCTTCAATCAGACCTGCTTGCTGCTGAAGCTAATCCGCAAATATCTTGTCACTTCCTCCACATCAATTCACCAGGTGGTGAAGCGTGGTACCTCGACCGCTTGAGCGAAACACTACGCAGTTGCGAGAAACCTATCCTCACATTCTATGAACAGATGTGTTGCTCAGCTGGATATTACATCGGCTGCCACGGTCAGCGCATCTACGCTATGACACAGAATGACTATGTAGGTTGCATAGGAACTATGTGCAGCTTCTACGACTTCGAAGAATACTTTGCGAAGCTCGGTATTAAGAAGGTCGAAGCAAAAGCAACTAAGTCTGACTTGAAGAACAAAGTGTTCGATGATCTTCGCAAGGGTAAGGATGAGCAATTTGTGAAAGACATCCTCGACCCAATGAATGCACAGTTCTTAAGCGAGGTTCGTTCACAGCGTAGTAAAATTGCTGACCTTCCAGACGATACTCCTGTCTTGCGTGGTGAAACTTTCTACACTTCTCAGGCTGTGGAACTCGGTCTGACGGATGGTTGTAAGACTATGGTAGAAGCAATCGTTGAAACTGCTACGATGGGGCGTGAATATACTGAGGCAAAGAAACTTAAAACTGCCGTTTACAACATATAAATGTATCATTTTAATTTTTAGTTATTTATGAGTTTAAAAGAAAAACTTACAAGTGTCATCGAATTCCTTGGATTTAAGCAGAAATTCGAAGACAAAAGTCTGTCACAGGATGAGTTCAACTCTATCGTAGCAGAGTATCAGAAGAAGTACCAGAGTACGCTTGCTGATGACATTGCTTCTGAACAAGCTGCACAGAAGACAGCTCAACAGGCGGATGAGTTTCAGAAGATGCTGAACACCATTCAGTCAGTTCTGAATGGTGGTGAGCCTTCAGCAGCAGCTGATGATAATGGTGGTCAGCAGCCTGCACAGCAAGGTAACGCAACTCTTGAGGGTATTCTTGAGGGTATTAAGGGTATGCGTGCTGATATTCAGGCGATGGGTTCAAACCCTGCACCTGATGTTCCTGCGCAAACAGTGAATGCTGTTCCTCTAAGTGTTAATGGTTTCGCAAACACAGCTGATTATCTCTTCGGTGTTGAGCATCCTTTCTTCTCAATGAAGAATCGTTGGAATCAGATTGCAGCTAACCCACGTGCAGCAGCTGCGCTTCCTGAGGTTGACGAGCAGGTAGATGGCGTTGCATTTTACAAGGAGGCTTGCAATTATGCTAAGTCTCTAAAAAATCGTTACCAGTACCTTCAGCAGAATAAGATGCTTGATGCAGCTGCACTTGCAAAGGGTACTTATGCTACGAACTACGATGGAGTAGACAATGCAGGACTTGGCGATCAGTTCGTTGTTCTTCGTCAGGATGCCCTCATCGCACGTGTTCTACAGGTGCGCGATCTTACTCAGTTCTTCCCAGTCGCTTACGGCTACCAAGACCGTGGACTCGTATTCAACGCCTTCTTCGATGAGGTTTCACAGGCTTACCAGTCTGGTGAGGTCTTCAAGGGCGGTATGAAGATTGAGAACCACTATGGTTACGTTGACGACGCTATGATTAAGATGGAATGGGGTCCAATGAAAGAAATCGAGCGTAAGTACATCGGTTATCTCAACAAGGAAGGCTCTGACCCTATCAAGTGGTCTATGATTGAGTATCAGTTGCTCAATACCCTCCGTGCTGCACAGGTTGAGCAGAACAAACGCCGTATGCGTGGTATCTACGTGAAGCCTGATAAGGGTGTTGCAGGTAGCTACCTCAATGCTGCTACTGGTGTTCTCTACACCTTGCTGCGTTATGTTCATCAGTACGACATCAAGCCACACGATGATGGTACATACCGCACCTATACACAGGCAAGTTTCCTCGCTTCTGTTCAAGAGTTCATTGCTGACGTTCGTGCCTCTATCACAGAGGACATGGACCTCGACAACCACTTCATTTACTTGAATAAGAACCATCAGGCATGGTGGATTAAGAACGTTCGTTCTACCTATGGTAAGGACACAGACTTCGCTGGACCTATGGGTGCATTGAGCGTGGTACCAGACACTACGATGCGCATCATTTGGTTGCCTTATCTCGGTCAGACTCCATTCATGATGCTTCACGAACCAGGTAATATTCAGTTCCTTGAGTTTGTACCAGGTGAGATGCTCTCTGTGAAGATGCAGGAAAGCATGGAGCAGGTCCGTGCTTGGAGTACATGGAAAGAGGGAACTTCTGCTTCATTCACAGGTCGTCGCTTCTCAACTAAGGATGAGATGGATAAGAATAACTACGAGTGGCAGCAGATCTTCATCAACCTCTTTGCAGCAACTATCACCGATAAGGTTGACGGTAATAACGGCTTCTGGCAGATTACCGACAGCACAACAACACTGACAACTATCACCGACATCGAGAATGCAAAGGCTGGTGTAGCTTACTGTATTGAGTGCGGTGACAAAACACAGTTGCCAAAGATTGCCAAGTCTGGCAAGTTCGACAGCATCACTGAAGCCTTCACCGCTACAGCTGTAGGCGACTACATCATGGTGATCCTCGGTAGCGATGGTAAATTCCGTGAGTTGGAGCGTTGTGTCGGTGGCAAGCGCACTATCAACAAGGAATTGCAACCTAACGTACCAGGTGCTCGATAGATGAATGACTAAGGAACTGAGTTTTAAGCCTATGGATGAAAAGCCTCAGTAACGGCTTAACACCTCAGTTCCTTTCTTTAATCAACAATTATCATTAATAAAAAGAAAATGAAAAAGAACAATATTCAGAAACGGTATCGTGCGTATAGTCCTGTTAAAGGATTTAATTACGCAAATCGCCAGTCACGCAATATGTTCATGGCTACGTTTGCGATTTTTGGCATCTTCATGCTCGTAGCAGCTTTGCTTGACCACTCTCTCGGTGCTGCAGCAGGTTCAGGTCTCACCTTTGCCTCTATGGCATTGCTCGGTCACGTTGACGATGTGTCTGATAGAGATACACACGGTAGTGCTATCTCTTACATCGTTTATCTCATTGCGCTCGACCAGATCGACCGCACAAAGGAATTTCCACAGCCTAACGCTAACCGTGAGGTTGCGCCTGTTCCTTTGAAACCAAATGAGATACCTCACTACTTCGAGGCACACGACATTCCAACCTTCACTGGTACCACAGAGAAAGGCGACATCACCACGACTGGCGAAAATCAGCTTGTAATGGTTATGGGTGGAGCTCGTGCAAATCTCTATAACTTCATTGAAGAGTACAGCGGTGGTAAGTTTATCGCTCTTTACAAGCACATTAAGAAGAAAGAGTGGTACATCGTTGGTGAACTCGAGCGTCCTATCATCCTCTCTAACACTGAGACCAAGGACGATAAGGACGGTCGTTACACCACACTTACCTTCAAGCGCAGCTCTGTTGACCTTCCACTAATTTACACTGGCAATCCAGCTGTTACCGCTGCTTCTGCGCTCGCAGCAGATGCAACAGATGTAGCCATCACAGCTGGTAGCGACACTTACACCGTTCCTAACGGAACAACGTCAGCTGCTGCCATTGCTTCTGTCAGTGGTCTTAGCAAGAGCGACAAGGGTAGATACATCACACTCGTTGGTGCAGGTACTGACAAGCCTGCCACCATTGCAGACGGTCCTACCTTCGTACTCGAAGAGGGTGCTACGTGGACAGCGAAGACGGGTGCGTCTATTACCTTCCGTGTTCTTGACACCACAACACTTGTAGAGGTTTCAAGGACTGAAGCCTAACTGTTCACCCCTCCCTGACACGGGAGGGGAATTATTCACCATTTTACTTTTAAAGTATGTACAGCGCAAAAGAGAAATTAACGCACTTCCATAAGTTGGTAAGCCCAACCGTAGTGGAAGCCGACCTTGCCCTGCTGCACGTAAAGGCTCCGCATCTTACCGATTTTACACGATTCGACCTCTCACCAGAGAAGAACCACGAGGAGATACTCTTCTTGCTTCTCGATCATTGTGATCACGACGAAATCGTACGTAACAGACGTGAGTTTGCAGTCAATGCAGCTGACGAGGATAATGACAATGACAATGATAACGCCAACAACTCTTCTGAAGATGGCAACGAGAATCCTGAAACACTCAACAGCAATGGAGATGAAAGCCAAGACACTGACGGTGGCGAAGGTGACGAGAACCCATCGGAAGAAGAGACTGGCGAAGATTCTTCAGAAGAGGAATCTGAAGATAACAAATCTACTGCGTCTTCAACAGAGGAAAATCCTCTCCCATCAGAAGATAAGGACACTTCTTCTAAGAAGGAGAAAGCGAAAGCAGCTCCAAAAAAAAAGAAGAAGAGTATCCGAAAATAGACTGGGAAAACCTAACTGATGCGGACGTGCAGATGGCAACCGTCATCTATAACGACCGCATCAACACTTGGCGAAAGATGAAGCAGCTCGACGAATTGCTGGAGACAAAGCCAACCGCACAAGCCGTAGCAGAAATGGCAGAACTGCGCATCCGCAATCTTCAAGCATTTGCCGAGCTGCAATCATTAAACGACACTGGTAAGTTCCTCTGCAAGCACCCGATACTCTTCGGTCGCTCAGAGATAGCCCAGCTCATTAAGTTGCTCCGCTCCGACCCAGCCGAGTTCCTCCGTCAGCACAAGAACGTTCTCGACAACATCAAGCGTTATAAGTCGTTCGTTAAGCGCAAGGATCGTAAAGAGAAAAGAGAGGCTGATAAGCGGAACCTCGAAAAGTACCAAGAGAAAGAGCGACTGTTCAGAATGGTTCTTGAGCAGCAGCAGGAACAGAAATCCAAAGCATAGCTTTCTATCCTCCAAAGCATAGCTTTCGACCATCAAAAGCATTGCTTTTTATCATCAAAAGCATAGCTTTATATAAATCTATTTATTAACCCTTAAAATCAATGTATTATGTCAGTAAAATTTAAGATTTACCAAGACGTTCGCACAAAGAGTAAAACCAAAGGCAAGTTCTATGCTCGTGCCGTTGTCAGTGATGTTGCCGACCTCGAGTCTATCTCTAAGGAGATTGAGGAAAACACCTCTGCAAAGCAGGCGGATGTCTACGCAGTTCTGCGTGAACTCGTCAACGTAATGGCTCGCCACATGCGTAATGGCGACCGAGTAGTGCTCGACGGCTTCGGCTCGTTCAAGGTTGGCTTGAAAACCAAGCCTGCTGATTCGGTTGAGAAATTCAACGTAGCCAAGAACATTGTCGGTACGCGCATCAACTTCCAACCAGAGACCCACTGGAAGGCTGGCGACATCGGGCGCACACGTGCCTTCCTCACTGGTATCGACTTCAAGCCTTACGAGGTGAAGAAGAGCGACAAGACTGGTAAGCCAAGCCACAAGGAAGAGGGCAAACGGGTCGAAGGTGCCTTGTAGGGGAACTTTTTTGCCGGCGCGGCGGCGGGCGTCGCCGCTGTTTCACGGCCCGCCCCCGGCCCCAGGGTGGGAAGCGGGGGATTTCTCTTTCTTTGTCTTTTCGCTTCTGATGATTTATGTTTATCTTTGCAAAAACATTAAGAACTTTCAAGAAATGGAACAGAATAACAACATCTATCGTGCCACATTCCCACTACCTTGCCGACAAATCATTACGCCCATCCGTCTGCTCAATGCAGAGAAAAAACGAGAAGTCGTAGTACAAGCACTTTGGGACACAGGCTCGTCCGAATCTTTTATCCGTACAGAGACCGCCAAGTATCTTGGCATTGCGCATACGGATGAATATAAAAAATGGATAGGAGCAGGTGGGGAAGTCTCTGGACATACCATCGTCACTGTCGCCCTCCCCGGTGATACCGCCTACGCCACCATCACCATGGCAGGCGTTATCAGCAGTATGCCACCCGGTGTCGATTTCATCATCGGCTTAGACCTCATCACCCTCGGCAGCCTCTCGCTGACCAATAACGACGGCTCACTTCAGCTCACCTTCCGCTTCTCCGACCGCTTCTTCCAATTACGTAAGAACGCCAAAGGCGAGGTGTTCTGATACTTTTTCTCTTGCGTCACGCAAAAATTATTTGCGTTTCGCTTGCACAATTCAAAACGAATGCTTATCTTTGCAGTGCTTAAACAATGATAGTAAACTATCCCGGAGAGCATCGGTCATTGCTCAACGTTTTCGATTGGGCTTTTTTTTTGCTCATAAAGATATTGGCGGTTGCCATCTCGTACAATTTATCAAAGCCCTTCGGGTAGAGACATCATTGTTTAAGCAGCGGGATGTGCAGCCGCTTCTCTGTGTCTCTGCCACGGCAGCTCCGTGGATGCTTAAACAATGATGCAATATGCAACCAACAACCCTCCGCACAGCGCAGCGGTCGTTCACGCTCAAGGATTGGGCAAGCGAAAAGCGCAGTAAGTTTTCACAGTGGTTTAATGGCGAGTCAGCTACTTTCTCACGTCTATGTGGTGAGCGTTTCACGCATAAGGAGGTCTGCTACGCTCATCTGTTCCTCGTAGTTCTCTTGGCTGCCTGCTTCGTAGCTGAATGGTTGGAAGGAGGTGCGCTATGACTATTGCCCTCTCTCATTCGCCCTCGGTAGCCTATAGCGCAGTGCGCACAGCGTGGGACCAATTCAAGGCAGCACCCACCGAAACGGCAGCTATCGACAATTACCTCGAAGCACTCGAACAATACAACGGCATCCTCGAAATGATTGCCGTCTGAAGATATAATTTTTTTTTAGCATTTCTCAAATTGTGAAGCAGTCTGCCGTGAGGCACGCTGCTTCTTTTTCCTGACGTCAGGAAAATGGTCTGTCTTTTGTTTGTTTTTCCTCTTTGACTATCTTTGCGTTATGGATTCAGATATTCAGAAACTTCTTGCAGACATCGCATTGCTCGTGAACGTCACAGAGGATATGCGTGCAATCCTTACCAAGCTCGTTGAAATGGCTAAGGATGGCAGCACCGAAGCCGTGAAGGAACTGCGTGAGATTATTCAGCAGGCAAAGGAAGAGCAGTTGCGAAAAGACCTTTTTGGCGTATGACACAACTTGACCGTATCGAACAGATACACCCCGACTTAATATCGCAGTTCTTTGCCACTGGCAAGTGCGACGCTATTCCCCAAGAGCTACAAAAGTTCTTGGAGCAATTGCAGTGGGCAATGGAAATCTACGAACACGAACGCAACATAACTCGTGCGGCTCGTAAGCTGCAACAGCGCATCAATGCTAATCAAGGTATCAAGATAGAGCAGCGCACCTGTATGGCTCGACTTTACGAAGCCATCAACTACTTCCAAGTAGACAACAACGTACCCATCAAGATATGGGAGAATCAGTACGCTAACCAGTTTGAGAACCTTGCTAAGCTCTGTGCGCTGTCTGGTGACTATAAGACACAAGGCAAGTGCTACGAACGTGCGCTGGAGTGTCGTCGTCGTGCTTCTGAGATATCCGAAGCCGATAGAGACCTTGGTGTTACGTTCATTATCACACCAAGCATCACAGCCGAGGAACTTGGCTTCTCCAAGAAGAGTCTCAAGGATATTGCAGCGAAACACAATCAAGGTTTTTATGTTACGCTCATCGATTCGCTGCCTATCGAGCAGAAGGAGAAGAAGCGACTGCTGCGTGATGCTGACATACAAGATGCTGAAATAGTAGAGGAGATTCCAAATGACTGACGAACTAACGACACAAAACAACGAACAGCCAACAGTCGACTTTGAGCACTACTATATGAATCGTGTGCAGCTGTTGGCAAATATCATCGACCCGAATATGCTCTATGCAGAGTGGGCTCGTGCTACGGGTAAGACGGAGGGCGTTATCGTTCCCCGACTTATCCGTGTAACGAATGATATGCCTGGTGAACTTTCGTTCCTTGTGCATAAGACTTACGTCGCACTGATGACGAACGTCTGGCCTAACATTCAGGCTTCGTTCTCACGTCCTGTCATCGTGAATGGAAAGCAGCGTGCAATGTTAGAGTATGGCATCGACTATGTGGTGGGCGAAGCAAAGCTACCCTCTCACTTCCGTCGACCACGCTACCCTATTGCCTATGCTAAGCACTCGGTCATCTTTCGCAATGGTGCACACCTTCAATTAGTATCTTCAGATCAGCCTGAAAGTGTCGCAGGTCGTAATGCCGTCCACGCTTTCGTCGAAGAAATGAAGCACAACAGTGGTGAGAAACTCAAGTCACGCCTCTTCCCTTCCCTCCGTGGTGGTTCTGCTGACATTCGTCGGTCTGCTTACTATGAAGGCGTGACAGGTGTGAGTGATACCGCACGTGTCGACCTTGGTGAGGACGATTGGTTCGAGGAATACGAAAACAAGATGGACCGACAACTCATTGAGGAGATAGCCAGTGTGTCGCTTGCTATCAATCAGTCGCTCTATAAGCAGTTTATGCTTCAGCAGGAACTTCGCAACACGAAGAACCCAGTCACAATGGAGAAAATCAGACTTGAGAATGAACGCCTTAACGCTTTTGTTGCACGCTGGAAACCACGCTTGGCGGATATGCGAAGGAACGCTATCTACTATATCCGTGCTTCATCATTCTGCAATAAGGATATTCTCGGTCCTAAGTTCTTCAAGACACAGCTCGACACGCTCGACATGGATGAGTTCTTGACGGCTATTTGTGCTATTCGTCACAAAGAGGTGACTAATAAGTTCTTCACCACCTACGACCACGAGCGACACCAGTTCAAGGATAGCTATATTTATGATCAAATTTTGAAGCTGAACCTCAAAGACCACTTCACACTGACCGCTCGCTATCTTCGTCACTACGATAAGCGTGAACCGCTCTACATTGGTTACGATCCTGGTAACTTTCAATCGCTCATCGTTGGACAGAAGAAAGACTATGGTAGTCGCTTTGACATCATCAAGGAGTTTTGGGCTTACATACCCGACGACCAGCAGAACCTTGCGCAGCAGGTGTATTCTTTCTTTGGTACGGATGCGGTGAACAAGGTCATTCACCTTTATCCCGACCGTGCTGGTAACAAGACACGTGAGGAATTAGAGCAGATAACTACTGACTCACTGACGATGAAGGCAGCCTTAGAGAGTTACGGATTTTCAGTTATCCTTTACAACGACGGTGCGCCTACCATTTACCACTGGCAACAGTTCCGCCTTTGCCAGTTGCTCTTTGGTGAGAAACTTCCTTTGCTTCCGAAGGTGCGAATAGATGAGAACGAATGCCCTAACCTTTGCAGTGCAATTTTGATTAGTCCGTTGAAGAAAACCAACGGCAGAATAGAACTCGACAAAGCTTCAGAGAAGAAGGAAGAACTCAAGCGAAGACCAGGACTAACAACGCAGCTCCCAAGTGCGATGATTTACCTTTTATACGGTCTTTATTCTGACCTTATCAAAAAGGAATTAAGCAGTTATCCTGATGATTTGCCTGAAAACATCACGATATAACACTCAATAATGTCCAATATTTGATATAAAAAATGTCCAAAACAGGGCAATAATAAAGGTTATTTACATAGGTCAAAATTTTATTTTGTTGTGTTTCAGTGGTTTACGTTTTGAAAATCAAAATCAAAAATAAACGAATGACGGAAATCATCACGCACCGCTGAGTTGAGGAAAAGCGGTGCAACGTTTCAAAAGTTAGGAAATATGACAGTAAGGGGATAAAATCGTCCTTTGTTCCTACAGCGATTTTAAGTAATTTCGCAAGTAATGGAGAAGACAATTGAATTGAACGGCATCGAGGCAATGCAATGGGCAAGAGAGATAAGCAGAGTACCACAAGGTGACTTCACTATCTGCTTCTTCCCTTACGCTCGCTCACAGGGGATGGCAGGCGAGCAAATGGTAGTCAAGGAACATTGCAAGTACCGCACACAACTACCAGAGGAGTGTTTCAAGGTCGACTCCGAGAACTTCTTTCTCTTCGAGGACCAAGAGGGAAACCCTAAGATGTGCTATCGCATACTCATCAGATACATGGGGTTCCCACAAGACGGATATAAACTACATAAGATAAATTGGTTATGACAGATAGTATTGAACTGCACGGCAACGCTGGACTCTACGTCATGGACGGCAATACCTTCTCCTTTCAGATTGGGGAAGGAAGAGAGTTGTCGACAAGCCCAGGGCTACTCGTACCACAGGGTAGACAGACTTGCCTACATGAACACCAGTGGATGAGTGTGAATGGATACCAGGTGTGTATGCGTGGTATGAACAACGCACTGTGTGAAGAGGTAACGATGGAGATAAAGCAGAACCGCCTGCTGCCTCGCCTGTATAGCAAGGAGATTAAGATGCTCTATGGTAATGGACCATGCGCCTATATGCAGACTGTAGAAGGTGGTAAGCTGCGACGTGAGTACACCGCACTACCTGCTTGGGACGAATGGTTGAATAGCTGGCAAGAGCGTGGTATGGAAACATCTGCACAGGAGTTCGCTAAGACCTGTATCAAGAACTACTACTGGTTCGGTGATTACTTCGTTAAGTGGAGGTTCTCACGTGGTAAGCGTATTGGTATGTTGCCAGTAGCTGGATTGGAACCCTTAGAGAATAAGCACTGCCGTCTTGCTACCACTCGTAAGGATGTAGCATACGACCAGATTAATTATGGCGACTTCAATAATATAGCTGTAGGACGGTGGACATACGGATTAGGCAATTACAAGATATACCCTAAGTTCGCATTGTCAGAAGTTGACAACTATCTATTCGCTGCCGTGTCACACCACAGAGAGAAATCAGTAGATGAGTTCTACGGTGTGAACGAGACCCACCAGGGCGCACGTCCATATATTCAAGGCAGCAATAAAACCGCCTCCTACATTAACTCCTTCTTGCGTAATTCCCTTGCAGCGAAGATACACATCATCATTCCGAATGAATGGGTATCCAGCAAGCGCAATCAGTTAGTGAAACTATGCGAGGAGAATAAGATTCGCTCGTCTAAGAAGCAGGACTTGGTTAAGTATAATGGCATCAGCATCGGTACTGAATATCGTGAATCGTTGCTTGTAGAGTATATGCGCCTTGAACTGCGTAAGATAGGCGACTATCTGAGCGGTGCCGACAATCAAGGCAAGGCCTACTCTTCTATTTCATTTATGGATAGTTCAGGTCACGAACTGCAGTGGAGAATCGAAACGATCGACCTTAAGTATAAAGAATATATCGATGCACTGATTTCCTACGATAAGCGAGCGGAAGAAGCCTTGCTGTCAAGCGTGGGACTTGACGCCTCAATAACAGCAGTGAGTAAGGATGGTGTTATCAGTAAGTCAGGCTCTGATGCTTACTATAACTACCTTATCTATATAATGTCGCTCACACCAGAGGACGAGATATGCGCTGAGCCGTTTAATCTCGCTCTCAGATTGAATTTCCCAGACCTCTATAAGCAAGGCTATCGCATAGGCTTCTATCGTGAGGTTCCTCAGCGACAGGAAGAAATTGCACCGAAAGACAGACTAAATCAGCAGCAGTCATGAATATACTCGTAGACATTTTCAAGAACTTCTCCACCTTCAGTCTTTATGCGCCTGGAGTGGAAACTAATATGGACCTGAACGATTTACGTTCGTCTGGTCTTACGGCTCGTAAGCGCATCGAAACCGTAATCAGTCGTGCTGTGTTCGATGAGCTTTTAAAAGAGAAAGAAGACTCTCCTCTTATGGAAGCATTACGTGCTGCTATGGCGAACATGACTATGGCAAATCAAATCATCTTTGATAGTGTGAATCGAAGGAAGAGCAAGGTCAATGTTTATAAGTACGAGCTGGAGGCGATGAAGCGTTCTTACATGGAAAACTACTGCAATTCAATCGACACGCTTGTACAACTATTATCTGAACCTACTGAAGGTGAGATTGCAGAACTGTGGCGCAAGACACCTTACTTCCCTATCTTGGAGCGATGCGAAATAAAAACAATGGATCAGATGGATTCAATCTATCCTATCGATGCATCTTATCTTTACTTCTTCAGAACTATACCATTGCAGAAGGAAACGCTCGATGAAGTTATGTCGATTTACTTCGAGAAACTTACAGATGACAATAGAGAGCGCATTTGTCCTATCTTGTTGCTTGCCTTGGTAAAGAAGACAATAGCAAAGTCGCTCCGTAGGTTTGATATCCTCGAGTTCCCTTCGACGATTCGAAACCTCTTCGATGATAGTCACGCTGCACGCTCTGGCAAGGATGAATCCAGTGCTATCTTCGCACTTGCCGACCGCCTCGATCGTGAGGCGGAAGAACTCCTCTCGAATGCTGATACACTGCTCTCTTCTGAGGCTGTTTCTGATTTCTGCTCTAATTCAGCGTACAACAACCCTGATGATAATATCATAATGTTGCCATAATGAAGGATATTGAACTTGTATATAAAGGTGAAATACATCGCATCCCTAACCGTTGGGATGCGATGAATGACCGCCAGTTCATCCGCCTTGTAGGCGACTTCCTTCGTATGGCAGCAGGCGAGTTGTCTGCTGGAGAGGTTCGGATTAACTGGTTATGCGATATTATGGGTTGGAGCAAACGCAAGTTCCATTCAGAGGAGCAGATTGCTAATCTCGTCGCAATCTCTGAACAGCTTACGTTTATGTTTCAAATTAACTATCCTGATAACAATAGTGTCTTGGATGGTGTAGACGAGGATGCTTACGAGTTATGCCGTCGTATTGATCCTTATCGCTTGAATATTCCGCTTGCACGTGTGTTACGCAGGCTCGATTATCAATACGTAATCGACCTCTGTTTCTGTGCGCAGCTCATTCCTTCTGTTCAGGCTGGCGAGCGTTCTTATCCTGGTTATCGAATTGAGACGAGTTTCGGTACGCTTACTTGCTCTCTTACTGCCCTTCAGTACGTCGAAGCACAGGGGCTTATCGAGCGAGGTGAGGAGTCGTTGCCTTTGCTCGCTGCCATTCTCTATTATCCAGAGAAAGAGTACAATTCTGAGCGTGCACACGAGTTGGCTAACGATTTTGCTAAACTTCCACTCGAAACGCTTACTGCTATATCGTTTAATTTTCAAGCATTTAACAACTATCTGTTTAGTAAAACTTCATTCTCTCTGCTGTCTAAGTTCGCTCATAAACCCAAGCAGCCTATCACCACCGATGCTTCTGATGCGCTCTACGACCTCTCCAAGGAGGGGCTTGGAAATGCAAAACAGATAGAGCAGATGAACGTACTTACTTATCTGAAGGTGTTGCGTAAGAAGACTATCGACGCAGTCAAGGATATGAAGGGTTTTGGATGGGATAAATTAAAAATCAGTGAAGAGGTAGGGCTGCCTATCTCTGTAATCGATAAGATATTATGATTAAAGATCAGTTTCTCTATTTCGCACAATATCCGTCAAAAGAGGGTGTTCGTGCTATACTGACCAATGGTGCGAGTGACTTCCCTGGTTATAATGACCTTGCAGAGTCTCTTGACAAACTTCCCAATGTGTCGCGACTCCCTGAGATCGCCAACTATGTCTATGGTCAGTCGTTCGAAGAATTGAAGCAGCGTATCGATAAGTTAGTGGGCTCGTTCCTATTCGTGGATTATGGCGAACTAAATATGTCAGCAGATGAACGCAACTCTTACCAAGTAACCCAGCGTATCGCTATCACCGTGGCAAGCAAGATGACGAACCGTGCTGACGCTGCTGAATATATGCTTGCCTCCGATTCTGCACTTCGCCTACTCTCTAAGATTCACGCTTGGATGATTGCTGATGCTGAAGAAGGCGAACTCGATTGGATATCTCGAGGCGAACTCGACAAGGCGGAGATGATTCCTTTTGTCGCTACAGAGTTATCCTCGGTTGGTTGGACCTTGATGCTCAATTGTGTTGCGCCTGACACGCTTGGAACGCACCTTTTAAGTCGGTCCTTTGCGAAACAGCCTTAAATCCTTACCTTTGTGTCGTTAATAAGTTGGTAGAATTATAGTTTGATAGTTAATAGTTTTTTCAGATTGAAGATTGTTTAGGATGACGGGGGGCAACAGACGGCAGGCCGTCAGCTCTTCTTACTCTTTTTTTTTTTTTTCTTTTTTTTTTT